CCCCCCCCACTACTGAGGACACCTGGCACATTTTCCCAAATGCACCACTTGGGTCTAAATTTGTCAAGAATTCCCACATAGGTAAGAGCGAGGTTGCCTCTTGGGTCGTCAAGTCCTTTACGCAGGCCTGCAACGCTAAATGATTGGCAGGGAGTTCCTCCGACCAAAATGTCAATTGGTTCACTTAATTCCCATTCTTTATATTTTGTCATATCCCCTAAATTAGGCACATTAGGATAATGATGTGCTAATACTTGTGATGGAAACTTCTCAATTTCACTAAACGCTATTGGATTCCATCCCATTTCATGCCATGCTACTGTAGCAGCTTCAATACCACTACAAACTGATAAGTAATTCACTTTAGCGCCATCCAAAGTCCAATTTGAGAAAAGCTATAACCAGCCCAAATCATTGCGTTAGGTATAGACCCTTTTTTAAGCTGAATAACTGCGACTATGCAATAAGAAAACCCTGTCATTGCAATCAATATTTTATCTAAAGCCATTTGTTTACTTCTCCCCTATTGCCTTTTTCGTACTGCGTATAAAAATCTTGAAGTAACTTATCGTCAAGTTTATATTTAGTAAGATAAAGTCTAAACTTTTGCAGACCCCATTCTTTACGCCATTTGCATAATTGTCTTACACCACAGCGATGCTTAGCTTCCTCATACATTTTTGTTTAAGACTATCGTAAGAATCGTAACCAGTACCAAAAACTCCCAACTCTTTAGCTTTAGATTCAATACCTTCGTTAGAAAACATCCACTTTTTGTCAATTTTTTCTTTCTTGGGTTCTATTACTATTTCATCTTCAAATCTTTCGCCATTAAGCCAAGTGCTTGCATGGGGTATAAATTCTAACTCAGTTTCTTTTGCTTTCCAGTAGTCGCAATGTACGCTAATAGCTTTTGCAGCCATAAGTTGCTGTGCTTCTGTAAGTCGTTGCCAGGACTTTCGTGCAACTGCTTTATTAACTTTGCGTGGATAAATAGACCAGAATTCATCAAACATTCTCCTCTCCTATTGTAGGGTGCGTGGGCTTGTAGGTGTAGATGGACTAGATGGTGTTGTGTATTGCGGTGTACCTACTACGCCAGTTGTATAACCACTTGGGCTTGTAAATACAATCTGATTAGGATAGATAGTAGCAGTCTGAGTGGTGTAACCCATAGGATTTACAAACTGTGCTGTATTACCTTGAATCTGTACTGTACCTTGACTGTAACCTTGTGGGTTTGTCATCTGATAAGTTTGTGCGTGGGCTGACCCATAACCAAACATACAACCTAAAATAATACCAAGAATTGCAACTCCAATAGCATCTTTCATTTAAATCCCCTTTAGTTACTAGACAAAGTAATTTGTGTCTAGGAATTTAGTTTCTTATTATTTTTAGCTACTGTCACCTATGACAAACCCTTAGTTGTATATTTACAACATAGGTTGACCAAGGGTGATAGGAAACTATCAACTGACCCATTAGTAACTTATATGTTACTAACCAGTCCTACCTGAGTTAATGGTCATTCGATTAAAGGTCTTGTATCACCTTGTCCCTAAAATCTTGTGTAGTCGCCATTTAACGCTACTAGGCTGAAGTGGGGTGCATCACTTGCCTATCTTTTCTTCCACGCCACCGATTTAGGTGCTTAGTACGCCTGGAGTGCGGACTGCAATAATACTACAAGTATTTATTCATGTGAAAATCCCCATGAAAACCAAAGGTTTGCAGATTTGATAACTCTCTTTCATAGCTAAAATATCTTGCTAACTCTTCCGGTGCAAACTTTATTCCGTTGCTAACCAAGTAATCACGGTTTAAATGACAGATTAAATCATCTTCGTTTTTATTGTCGTAAACAAACTTAGGAGTGTTGGTTAATTCCAACAGTTTCTTGCTTCTAAGGGAAAAACCTCCGTTACCAACTCTTAGTCCTTCAGGATGCCAAGGCCATACAGCACCTATGTAATCGTAATCTAAAAATTGGGGTTGCCAGGCGCTTGCGTCAATTACCCACCCATCCCATTGCACTATTAAAACAAAGTCCGTATGGATGTATTTATGCAACTCTTGAAGGATAAATTGGCTATACGCTTGCCGACTGTTAATACTCATGTGGTCAATAAACAATTCACCACCAAATTCAATGTTTCTTTTACTTCTTTCTATGGCTTTTTTAGCTTTGTCTGGTTGTACTGAATCTATGGCGCAAATGGTTACATTACTCAATTTCATCTTGTTTGCCAAAACTGTTGTTTTTTAACAACTCAGGCCAAACATACAATGCCAATTTGGGAAACATATCTTGACGAGTTACCAAACCATTAGATTGTTTTTCTATTTCTGCCGCCAAAAATACCAGCCTGTTAAGAGGAATACCATTGACTTTCCATTGATTTACGGCTGCTTGGTCTATTTTAAATAGGTTTGCTACTGCTTTAGCGCCCCCTAAAAGACCAATTATTTGTGCGTCTGTAAGTGCGAATGTTGTTTTCATGCGTCAATCTTACATAAAAATAATATATTTCACAAGAGTATTGCAAAACTTTATAAGTTGGCTTATAGTCTGTGTATAGCAATTTTGCTATGCCATTAAAGGGGATTTAAATGGGTGAATTAAACCAACTAATGCTGGAAATGGAAGAGCGCTTAGAAATAGCGCTAGACAACATGGAATTTGGCACAGAGTTAGCACAAGACGATATAGATGTTATTCGTGCAGCTTGTGGCAAACCTAACAACAAACGCAATGTGTTACTACAAAATGTATTTGAAGACTTTGGTGGTATTTTTGGAAATCCTCTTGAGTCTTTTCCAACAATTAGAGGTGCAAAATGATTACTTCTGACTCCATTGCTAACTTGACTTTAGCTTTATCTATCGTGCAAGGAAAAATGACTCATGCGATTAAAGACTCTGCTAATCCTTTTTTTAAGTCTAAATATGCTGACCTTGAGTCTGTTTGGGATGCTTGCCGTAGCCTTCTTTCTGAAAATGGGTTGGCGGTTTTGCAATTCCCTGGCGAATATTACGATGGGTCTATGCGTTTAACTACCATTATTTCCCATAAATCAGGGGAATTTATAAGTCAAGAAATGTCTGTACCGGTAACTAAGCCTGATGCACAAGGCGCAGGGTCAGCTTTAACATATATGCGTAGATACGCATTAGCAGCAGTAGTAGGAGTAGTACAAGCAGACGATGATGGTAATGCCGCTTCGTCACCTAAACCAGTAGTAAAAGCGAGAGAGATTTAATCATGGCTTATATTCCAAAAGAAGGTAGTGGCTCACTATTTAAAAATGACCGCAAAACAACCGAAAATCACCCAGACTATACAGGCACTATCATGGTTAATAACCGTGAATGTTACTTATCTGCTTGGGTTAAAGAAGGCAAAAAAGGCAAGTTTTTTAGCGTATCTATTGGCAAAGAAAAAGCACCGGTAGGATTTAAAGCTAGTGGTAGCGATGAAATCCAGCGCCATACCATTGAAGATTCTGACCTTCCATTTTAAGGAATAGCCATGCTGAGTCACATCAAAGATGTTATTGGCGAAAAAGCCATTATTACTATGGAAGCCTATGGGGTTGATGAAGAAAGGCGGTTAATTTCTTTTGAGCCTTTAGATTTGGAGTTAATACTCAAAGATGTGATTCAAGTATGTGCAGACTGTTGTATTTCTGCAACAGATAGAGATGCAATTTTAGAATTACTTAAATAATTGGGGGTTTTATGATTGAACAAGATTACATGATTAAATGGGTTACGGGAAATGAAAATGTAGACCCAAAAGAAGTTATTAATAAAGAACAACATTACAGGCGTGGTTATCATCAAGGTTATTGCCAAGCTGTTGAAGATTTTTTGGCAATTAAAGAATCGCCCAGAACAAAATTAATTAATCATTGTGATAAATTGTATGATTGGCGTTTAGAAGTAAAAACTGGCGAAAAATTGCCACCATTTTTAAAATGTAATTAAAACGCATTACAAAGGGGAAAAACATGAGTCAGCATTGGTACTGTGCCATTACAGGCGCACCACGCTATACAACTACAGGTAAAAATGGCAAGGAAAGGTCAGTAACCTTGCGTGATGCCA